ATCATGCTCCCGCAACGCACCAGCAAGATGGGCAAGAGGGTTTTTAGTGACTGGATGGAATTCCTCATCGCCATGGCTGCGCAGAGCGGGGTGGAGCCGATTTACAAAACGCCGCTTGCGGCATAACCAAGGAGAAAGAAGTGTCACATCACAGCAGTAATCAGAACCCGGCCATGACTGAGGCCATGAAAAAACTATTCGGCGAATATCCGAATGGCCGCCTCAACGCCGACGACGCCGGGGCGTTGCCGGTGTCTATTTCCAATGAAGACGGCGTGGTGAAGATGGAGTTTCCCAAGCCTGTTGCATGGATTGGCTTTACTGGAGATCAGGCTATGGAAATCGCCCAAACCCTCATCAAGCACGCCCGCAAGGTCGGAGTAAAGAGCCCGCTGGTGCTGAGGATCGGCGAATGAAGCCCATCCTTTGCCTCGACTTCGACGGCGTTATCCACAGCTACAGCAGCCGCTGGCAAGGCGCGGCGGTCATCCCCGACCCGCCAGTGCCGGGCGCACTGGAGTTCATCGTCAAGGCCTTGGAAACCTACGAGGTGGCGATTTTCTCCAGCCGGTCGCATCAGTGGGGTGGCAAACGCGCCATGAAGCACTGGCTGCGCAGGGAATACGAAGCCCTTGGGCAACTTGAAGTGTGCGTACAGCCTTGGTGGGGGGACTGTGTAAACACGCTAGGCGCCTCCGAGATGGAGCCTTGGTACGTGTCAAACCGCGATGCAGCTGCGGCCATCGTCAAGCAGATCAAGTGGCCGTGGTTCAAGCCGCCCGCCAAAGTGACGATCGACGACCGGGCGCTGACCTTCACCGGGGCGTGGCCGACGCTTGAGGCGCTGGATAGCTTCAAGCCGTGGAATAAATAAACAAAGCCGAGCGGCCGCGGCATGTCGGCGCAACAACTGGAGAAATGAAGATGAATGAATACGATCAAAAAGTTAGGCAACAGGCCGTTTGCGGAAGTGTTGGCGCTGCTGCCAGCGGCCAAAACATGGCCGCCCAGTCTCAGCAAAAGCAACGTCTGGATGCGGTCCGGGGTGCTGCCATGGGCTGCTGCGAAGGTGAGGCGCGCCCGGAGTTCGGCTTCGATGGCGCCTTGAACCACATCAAGGAGGGTCGATGCGTGGCCCGTCGTGGCTGGAACGGGCGCGGGATATTCGTCTACTTGACCAAGGGCGCCGCGCATTTCAGCGACCAGCAGGCCATCCCACCGCTCATTGACGGCATCAAGCGCAGCTTGTTCGAGCAATGGGACGGCGGCATTGTCACGCGGTGCCCAAACATCAGCATCCAGAGCGCCAGCGGCAACACCGTCAACGGCTGGGCGCCAAGCCAGACCGACATGCTGGCCGAAGACTGGTACGTCGCCTAGGTAGCCCCCACTCCGCTGGAAATGCTTAACAAGGGGAAATCATGAGCCCATGGACCGAAAACTGCGTGACGCTGGTTGTAATGGCGGCGCTGATCTTGGGCTTGTTCTACATGAGCCATTCGTGGCATTCCATGTGGTGGGCCTTGCTGCTGCTGAATTTGCACTATCAGAAGAAGTAATCGTTCGGCGGGAATAACCAAGAGAAGAAATCATGATGACCATGGCTGGATGGACGATTGAAGAATGGGCGATAGCCGCCGCGAGAATGCCCGGGTATCCCCCAACCTTTGACGGCTCGCGTCAATTGCGTGATGCATGGGGGCATCGGCCAAAGCCCGGGGAAATCAAACTGATTGATGTGAGCTACCCCAGCGACTATGAATGGGCATCTGGAGCATTTAAAGACGCCATGAGCAAAAACATCCGAATCGGCTATTGAGCGGGAATAACTAAAAGGACGGGAAATGATGCGCAACGACGTAAATGTGATTCTGGACGACATCCTCAGCCGCTGGCACTTCCACTGCAAGCACTACAGCCCCGTCCCTGTAGCTGGTGCAGATCCTATGTTTCGCAATGCCGTAAGCCCCAAGGGCTGGGACAGCACTGCGGACATAGCAGATGACACCGTAAACACCGCCCAGATGAAGGCGGTAGATTTCCACGTCGGCGAGATGAAAGACCCCCACAGGGCCGCTATCCACGTCCTGGCGCGCAATTGCTACACCGGGCATGCCGTGTGGATCAGCCCCCGACTGCCGGCTGACAAGGAGGAGCGGGCGGTGATCGTGATGGAGGCGCGGAACCTGCTCACGCGCAAGCTGATGGCTGCGGGGGTGATGTGATGATTGAGGACATCCGATGGTTTCGATATCCGTCCGGCGCCCCAGTGCATCACCCCTCGGCGCTACCGGCTGCTGGATCTGAGGGGCGAATCTCAATGGTTCTACAAATCAGGGTTGGCGGTAAATGGGTAGATGTCCCGATAGAGGATGCTGGTGTGGAAATTTGGCAACGCCGACCGCTTGACAATATCTGAAAAGAGAGTATCGTCCGCAACTGGACGGGATAGGTGCCTCTAAAAATCCCAAAACACATGCAGACTCTTGATGGCCAACGGCAATACACCTGTTGTGTGAGCCGCATCGGGAGTCGGCAGCTGTTTTGGTGATAGTTTGCGGACTTAGTGTGCCGACGCCCTGCAACCTGCGGAAACGCCTAGGAGCCGAAGGGGATCACCAATCAATTCAAGCCTCGATGCAGCAATGTGTCGGGGCTTTTTGCATGCTGGGTCACGTTCTCGCCGTAAATACCGCGCCACCGCTCGCAGAGCACAGGTAGCACCTCGATTGCGGACGCTGACCCCGCCCTAATTGGCAGGCCCGCCAATGCAGAGGGATTACTACCCGCAGCCGGTGAAAGCCCGGCCCATCTTCTCCAAGGTCGTGCACAAGCTGCACTTCGCCCCCGCGCTGACCATCGGCCCGGGGGCTTTTTCATTCTGAGGCACTAAATGGCAAACCTGCTCACATCACTGCTAACCCCCAGCAAGTCGATGGGCACAGGCATGGCCGAACAAGGCCGCAAGACGCTGGATGGCCGCGCTTATCAGCTCCATGTGGCAGAGGCCAAGGCTAACGGGGTGAAGCCCATGACGCCCGAAGAGTTTGCGGCGAGGCAGTAGGAGATAGACATGAACATGAAGAACATGCTTCACGAAGACCTGATGTGCTTGCGGCTACAGAAGCTGCCGCGCCCCGATGTATTCCTGACGCGTGGCGAGGCATTGAAAAAGCTGGAGGACGGAACGCTGAAGGTCGGAGATGCATATGGCTACAACTTGCCGTTTGATACATGGCTAACAGTGACTTCGGTCGCTGATTGTGGTTTCACGGCCCATGACCAGATAGGCGGGAGCGAATCCGTGGAGATGGTGGCGGAATGAGCACGAGAGGCCGTCCAAGCGCCTACACCCCAGATATTGCCAAGCGCATATGTGCTGAGCTGGCTGATGGGGTGAGCTTGCGCGCAGTCTGCAAGGCTGACGATATGCCATCAGAGGCGACCGTCAGGGCTTGGGCTTTGGACGACGTAGAAGGCTTTTCTGCGCACTACACGCGTGCGAGGGAGCTTGGTTACGAGCGGTTGGCCGACGACATTCTGGAAATCAGCGATGACGGCTCAAACGACACGTATGTGGATCAGGACGGCAACCCACGCACTGACCAAGATGTTATTGCCAGGTCCAGATTACGCGTTGATTCGCGTAAGTGGATGCTCGCAAAGATGCTTCCGAAGCGCTACGGCGACAAACTCGATTTGAGCCACAGCGGCAGCATCAAGCACCAATTGGCCGACCTGAGCGACGATGACCTCGCAGCTATCGCGGCAGGCAGCGGCGGCTGAGCTTCTGGCAAGGCGTAAAGCGCGCCTAAGCCTGCTGGAGTTCTCGAAGTACACGAATCCCGCCTATGTTGCGGCGCAGCACCATCAGTTGATTGTGGACAAGCTGGAGGCCGTGGAGCGGGGGGAAATCAAGCGGCTGATGATCACCATGCCACCGCGGCACGGGAAGTCTGAGCTGGCTTCCAGGCGCTTTCCGGCATGGTATTTGGGCCGAAACCCAGACAAACAGATCATCGCGGCCAGCTACAACAGCGACCTGGCTAACGACTTCGGGCGTGAGGTGCGAAACATCGTGCACAGCCCCGAGTTCATGGCCCTGTTCGATACCGGGCTGGCTCAGGACTCGAAAGCCGCCAACAGGTGGCACACAGACGCAGGCGGGATGTACGTCGCGGCTGGTGTGGGAACTGCCATTACCGGGCGTGGCGCTGACATCCTGCTGATTGACGACCCGTTCAAGGATCGCCAAGAGGCCGACAGCGAGGTAACCCGGCAGCGGGTTTGGGATTGGTACACGTCAACAGCTTACACCCGGCTCATGCCCGGTGGTGCGGTGGTGGTCATCAATACGCGCTGGCACGACGACGACCTGAGCGGCCGGCTGCTTGAGGAGCAAGAGAAAGATGGCGACAAATGGGAGCTGCTGAGTCTTCCGGCCATCAGCCCAGACGGTCAGCCGCTTTGGGCTGATTGGTATCCGCTGGAGCGCCTGGAACAGATCAAGTCGGTGCTTCCGGCCCGTGATTGGAACGCCTTGTATCAACAAAACCCCATTCCAGACGATGGCGATTACTTCAAATCGGACTGGTTTCAGGAATACGACGAGCTACCTCCGAACCTGCGCATGTACGGCGCCAGCGACTACGCGGTGACTGACGGTGACGGGGACTTTACCGAGCATGGAGTGGCCGGGATAGACGCAAACAACAACCTGTACATCACCGATTGGTGGTTTGGGCAGGTTACCTCGGACGTGTGGATTGAGCAGCAATGCGACCTGATCGCAAAACATGAGCCTATCTGCTGGTTTGGTGAGGCTGGCCCGATACGCAGGGCAATTGAGCCGTTCCTGATGCGCCGCATGCAGCAGCGTGAGGCCTATTGCCGCATCGAGTGGCTGGCGAGCATCAACGACAAGCCGACCAGGGCCAGGCCGATTCAGGCCATGGCGAGCACGGGCAAGGTCTTTGTTCCGAAGAAAGCGCCGTGGAAAGACAGGCTGATGAATCAGCTACTGCGCTTCCCGGCCGGCAAGTATGACGACGGCGTAGACGTTCTGAGCCTGTTTGGGCGCGGCCTTGAGCTGATGCGCGGGCCGAAGAAGAAGCGCACCCACAACCTCGAAAAACACTTTTACCAAGGCGATCAAGCATGGATGAGTTGAAAAGCGAATGGAAGAACGAGCACGCAGAGTTGCGCTGCACGCGCAATCCAGAGCTACCGCCACACATGGACAAGGTGCGTGAGATAAGCCGCCTGTGGACCGCCCCTGGCAATCGCAAGCAGGGCTATGCGACCGAGCTTCTTAAGCAGGTGTGCGGCGAGGCCGACATGCTGGGCTATGTGCTGATGCTGCAGCCCAAGGAGTTTGGCAAGTCCGATGGCTTGAAAGACCTCGCCAAATGGTACGAAAGGTTCGGCTTTGTGAAGATCCAGAATAACCCCGTGCTGATGGCCCGGGCGCCCGAGTTCAAGGCCACGGTTACCGCTACAGGTTATGCCGCGGCTGTGTCGATAGGGGCTGCGCGTGGCTGAAAACGCAAAGCCGGAAGGTGACTCGATAGTAGAGACGGCTAAGAAGCGGTATGACCGCGCCGCCGAGTTCTACGCACCAAACCGGATGCTTGCCCTGGAGGACACGCGCTTCGCCATGGGCGACAGCGATAACGGCTGGCAATGGCCCGCCGATGTGTACCGTGACCGCAGCAACGTCAACAAGAAGCCGTGCCTGACGATCAACACCACGGCCCAGCACTGCAACCAGATCATCAACAACATCAGGCAGAATCGCCCCGCAGCGCGTGTGCTGCCTGTGGATAACGGAGCGGACAAGAAGACGGCCGAGATTCTGGCCGGCATGATCCGCTCTACGCAGTCGGTTTCGACGGCTGACACGGCCCATGACTTGGCTGCAGAGCATGCGATTTACGGCGGTGAGGGTTACTGGCGCATCGTCACCGAATACGAGTCTTACGACAGCTTCAACCAGGTCGTCCTGATCAAGGCGATCCCGAACCCGCGCATGGTGTTCATCGACCCTGATGCGGTGGAGCCCGACAGGTCGGACGCCAAGTGGGGCTTTATCTTCGAGGATATCCCGAAGACCAAGTGCGAAGAGGATCACCCGGATCTGGACTGCACGTCATGGGGAAACACCGACCCCCGCGGCTGGGTACGAAAGGAAATGATCCGGCGCGCCGAGTATTTCTGGTGCGAGTACGTGGATGACGTGCTGTATCAGCTGCAAGACGGAACGCCGGTGCTGCAAAGCGACTTGCCCGAGGGTGCCAAGGTCTACGGCGAGGTGCTGAATGTCGCGGGGAACATGATTCCCATCGTCAACAAGCGCTCCACCAAGCGCAAGCAGTGGAAGTGGTGCAAGCTGGTCGGCGGGTCTGAAAAGCCCATCGAAGAACGCGATTGGCCCGGTTCGTACCTGCCCATCATTACGGTGGTCGGCAAGGAATTGAACGTCGATAACCAGATTGTGCGCAAAGGCATTGTCCGTGACCTGAAAGACAGCGCTCGCATGGTCAATTACAGCTATTCGGCTGCGGTTGAGACCCTGGCGCTGCAAAACAAGGTGCCGTATCTGGCGTCTGCCGAGGCGACGGAGGGATTTGAGTCAATCTGGGGCGCTGCCAACCTCGAAAGCCGTGCTTATCTGCCGTGGAACGAGTGGACTGAGGATGGAAAGCAGATTTCCATGCCAAAGCGGCAGGAGTCGGCCGTCATGCCGACCGCCCAGGTGCAAATGCTGCAGCTCAGCACCGAGCAAATGCGCGCCGCATCGGGTCAGCAGAACGCCAACTTCGGCATCAAGAGCGAGGCCCAGTCCGGCATCGGCATTCAGCGCCTCAAGGTGCAGGGTGAAACGGCTACTTTCCACTTCCCTGACAACCTGGTGCGTGCGTTGAAGTACGAAGCCAAGGTTTTGATTGACCTGTATCCCAAGGTGCTGGACACCAAGCAGGTTGTTCGCATGCTGGGGCTGGATGGCGTGGACAAGAAGGCCATGCTTGACCCCGATTTGACGGCCGCCTATGTCGAATCGACCGAAAAGGACCTTGAGGGTATTTTCAACCCGAATGTCGGCAAGTACGACGTAACGATTGACACCGGCCCGAGCTTCCAGACCCAGCGTCAGGAGGCCTCTGTTGCGATGACGGAAATTGCATCGAAGGACCCGGGCTTCATGCAAATCGCAGGTGATTTGTACTGGAGAAACATGGACGTTCCTGGCTCAGATGAGCTGGCAAAACGCTACGAGAAGATCCTGCCTCCGAATTTGCAAGAAGACGGCGGCGACCAGGTCGCCATGCTTGGCCAGAAGCTGCAGCAAGCCGAGCAAGGGCTTGAACAAGCAAAGCTATTGGTCGGCAAGATGAACGAGCACATCCAGGAGCTGGAAAAGAAGGCCGATACCGAGAAAACCAAGCTAATCACGGCTGGCATGCAGCAGGAAACCGCGCAAGAGGCCCAAGAGGACGCGCACAACATCAACACCTACAAGGCCGAAACTGAGCGCCTGAAAGCCTTGGCCGACAAGATCACGCCTGAGGCCCTGTCCCCGCTGATTCGTCAAACCATCCTAGAAATTCTGGCATCTCCGCCCCTCCCTGAGGAACGTGAGGCGCTTAGAAGCCCAGTAGCCGAGCCAGAGCTACTTGAGGCGGAATCACCGTCAGAAATGACCGCTACCGGCGCGCAGCCGGGTCTGGCCTAAACAGCCATCCTTACCGAAGGAAAAATCAATGTCAGATCCTGAATCGACAGGGCAAGTCGCGCCCGCCGTAGCCGGCGAAGCAACACCTCCGGCCACTACGACGGAACAAACCGTAGTAACTCCTCAAGACGGTACGGCGCCGGCTGAGGAAGGTAAAGAGCCGGTCGCACCAAAGACCTATTCCGAGGAAGAGGTACAGGAGCGCATTGAACGAGCTACAGCGAAGGCTGCGGCGAAAGCAGAGCGAAGGGCATTCCGTGAGGCGTCGCAGATCATGCAGCGCCAACAGCAACCAGCCCATCAGCCAGTTGATGAAAAGCCGCGGCGCGACCAGTTCGCGAACGAGGAAGACTACATCGACAGCCTGACGGACTGGAAGCTGGACAAGCGGGACCGTGCGAGCAATCAGGAGCGGCAGGCGGCGCAGTTAAACGCGACGAATACCCGGACTGAAAACCTCTACCGGGCCGCTGAAAAGCTGCCGGGATTTGACCGTGACGCGTTTGAGGAGTTGCCGCTAACCCCGGCAATTGCTGAGGCGTTGGTCGATTCCGACGCTTCGGACAAGCTGATGGAGTACATGACCTTGAACCCCAAGGAAGTGGAGCGCATCGCAGCCCTGAAACCCGCAAGGCAAGCGGCCGAGATTGGCAAGCTGGAAGCAAAAATCGCCTCCGCTCCGCCAGTCAAGACGACGAAGACGCCAGCCCCCATCAATCCTGTTGGGGGCGGCACCGGGTCAACCGGCGTAACCGCACAGTCCGCAAAGACCATGGACGAGTTCATGGCCGTTATGCGCAAAAACGGGTCACGCTGGGTGAAGTAATTAGTGGAGTGCGGTATCGCAGTGATGCGCCCCGCCAAGTTTTTCTAACGCTGAGAAGCGCTGAAAGGTCCTGAAATGACAAATACCCTTGTCACCTGTTCCATCGTTGCCAAGACCGCCTTGGCAGTGCTGGAGAACATGCTGTCGTTTACCAAGAACGTTAACCGCGATTGGGAAGACGAGTACACCGGCAACATGCAACGCGGCTACGCGCCCGGTGCAACCATCAACATCAAGAAGCCCCCGCGTTACACGTATCGTGCCGGCCGTGTCGCGGTGCCGCAAGCCACCGTTGAAACGACTGTGCCGCTCACGCTGTCGCAAGGTGGTTGCGACTTGAACTTCAACAGCTTTGAGCGCACGCTGTCCCTGACCAAGCTGGAGGACAAAATTGCCGCGGCCATTGCGCCTGTGTGCAATGAAATCGACCGCCAGGGCCTGCAACTGGCTCATTTCAGCACGTTCAACACGCTGAACGCCGCCGGCGCGCTGCCAACCACGCAGCTCACTGCGATCCAGGTCCTGACCGACATCAACCGTCGTCTTGACGAAATGGGCGCTCCTGTGAAGGACGGCCGCCGCTCGATGATCATGAACCCTGCACTGAATGGCGCCATGGTGCCCGGCTTTGCTGGCCTGTTCAACATGAGCGAGAAGATCAACGGCCAGTACCGCACCGGCTACATGCAGGACGCCTTCGGCATCCATCCCGGCATGGACCAAAACGTTGATGTGCACACCAACGGTGCAGCCACCGCGACCAACATTGCCGGCGCCAACCAAACGGGAGCCAGTATCACTGTTGTGGCTGTTGCGGCCGGCACGCTGACCCGCGGCACTGTCATCACCCTGCCGGGCGTGTTTGCTGTCAATCCGCAATCGCGTCAATCGACGGGCGTGCTGGCTGACTTCGTAGTGACGGCTGACGTTGCCCAAGGCGCGACCTCCATCCCTGTCAGTCCAGCCCTGGTGACTTCCGGCGCATTCCAGAACGTCAGCGCAAGCCCGACGACTGGTCAGCCCTACATCATCAAAGGCGCCGCCTCCACTGGCTATTCCACCAACGTCGGCTTCCACAAGGATGCCTTCACGTTGGCGATGGTTCCGATGTGGGCGCCTCCCAACGGAAAGGGCGTGGTTGACGTGCACCAGGAAACGCACGAGGGCTTCACGCTCAAGGTCACCGAGGCATACGACGTGATCAATGACAACTCGATCATGCGGATCGACGTGCTGTTCGGGTGGGCGGCGACGTACCCCGAGCTGTCGGCCAAGTACTACACCATCAACAGCTAAGGGGCACATCATGGCTATTCTTCTTTCCAAAGCCTACAACAGCTGTGCCGCCGGCACGGTGCAAGAGTTCACGGCAGAGCTGGAAGCGTCCCTCATTGCGCAAGGCTTCGGCGTTGCGTCTGTGGTCACTTCCATCACTACCGGTGCGCAAAACTCCAACCTGTACTCCGGTACGGCTGCAGTCGCTATCGGCGCTGCTTCGGTGGTGATCACCAACCCACTGATCGTTGCCAATACCAAGGTTTGGGCCTGCGTGGCACAAGCTGCGGCTGATGGCACGGCCTTGCGTGTTGAGCGCGTGGTTTCCGGCGCTGGTCTGGTGACGATCTACGTGACAGCGGCTGCAACGGCCGCCACTTACGTTGATTGGGCCATTCTGCCAACGGTCGGTTCGACCCCGACGCCTTAAGCGAACCGCCCCCGGCTTCGGCTGGGGGCTTTTACGCCTAAAAAAATGACTACAGCACGCGACCTCATTAAGCGCTCGCTGCGCCAGCTTGGCGTCTACACCATTGGGGAAGATCCGAGCGACGACGAGGCCCAGGACGGTCTTGACGCCCTGAATGCAATGCTGGAATCGTGGGCGACAGAAAACCTGTTCGTTTACGCAAAAACACTGGATATTGTTCCGCTGATTGCGGGACAGCAGTCCTTCACCATGGGACCTACCGGAACCGTCGTATCGACGCGCCCGGTGACGATCCTTGATGAGTCCTACATCCTTTACCAAAACGTCAGTTATGACTTGGTGAAGTGGACCGACGCTGAATATCAGCAAATTAGCGTCAAGGGACAGAACTCGGGGATTCCCTGCGGGTTCTGGCCGCTCATGAACATGCCAGATGTGACTGTCACTCTGTGGCCCATCCCCTCGGCAACGATGAGCATGTATGTGTGGTCCAGCAAGTTGATTACGTCGTTTCCGGACTTGACGACGACTGTTGTCCTGCCTCCGGGCTACGAACGTGCGCTGGTGTTTTCGCTGGCCGAGGAAATTGCGCCGGAATATGAGGTTCTACCGTCTGCCTTAGTGATCGCCAAGGCCAGTAAGGCTCGAAAAAATATCAAGCGCATCAACACGCAAGTTCCCGTGATGCAGATGCCTTACGGCGTGCCGAACAATACGACCTATTACGACTGGCGCTTCCAGTGAGCCTCAGCCCCATCCCCCTGTTCGGCCTCGGAAATGCCGGACGGTCTGTCAACGTCAATGCACAACAGCGAACGAACCTGTATTGCCAGATAGAGCGTGATCCGGAGCGCAACGTGGTCACGATGTACCCGACTCCGGGGCTGACCACTTTCGTCAATTTTGGGGCCAATCCTGACCGGGCCTTCTATCCCAAAGGGGATTATCAGTATCACGTCAACAGCTCCGGTTTCTACCGGGTTGCGAATGACGGAACGATTGTTCTCAAAGGAACGCTGCTTACCTCCGGTGGCCGCTGCGATGTGATCGACAACGGCCTGCAGATCATCATCGTTGACGGGACTTACGGCTACATCTACACGCTGGCAACCGAGGTTTTTGTCCAGATCACCGACGTTGATTTTCCGGGCGCCCAGACCGTCACCTTTTTGAACGGCTATTTTTGCATTCAGGTCCCCAATACCGGGCGCTGGTATATATCGGCGCTCTATGACGGGCTCAATTGGAACGCGCTGGACTTCGCCACAGCAGAGTCGGACCCTGACAACCTGGTGCGGATCATGGCCGAGAACGGGCAGATCGTGCTGTTCGGCGAGAAGACTACCGAGTTTTGGGGCGACTCTGGAGGCGTTGATTTCCCCTTTGCCCGCATTGGTGCCTCCGCCATCGAGTGGGGTCTTGCGGCGCGCTGGAGCCTGTGCAAGTTCATGGATTCCCTGATGTTTTTGCGGCGCAACAGGCTTGGATACACCGAGGTCTGCATGCTGTCCGGCTATACGGCCAAATCCGTGACGCCGCCCGAGCTGGCTTATGTGTTCAGCCAGTATTCCACGGTAGAAAACGCCTCGGCATTTAGCTACATGGTCGCCGGCCACGCGATGTATCAGATCAATTTCAGCACGGAAAACGAATCCTGGCTGTATGACGCGCAGAGCCAGGCATGGTCCAAGGTGCAATCAGGCGACGGACGACACCGCGGCGAAATCCAGGCCAGCTACTTGAATCGCCCCTACGTCAGCGACTACGAGAACGGCAAGATTTACCGCCTTGATGAGAACGTGTATACGGACGACGGAGAGCCCATCGCCCGTGAGTTCATTTCTCGCCATCAAGCTACGGGCGACTTCACGCATTTTCCGCAATTCTGGCTTGAGCTGGAAGCGGGTGTAGGCCTCATCTCCGGCCAGGGAAGCGACCCTCAAATGATGATGAGCATTTCTCGGGACGGAGGGCATACCTACGGCGGGGAAGTGAGCCGGCCAATAGGGAAGATCGGCGAGTACCGGCTACGTGCGGTCTTTAACCGCATCGGTCGTTCCAGGGACTGGCTTTACAAGTTCCGCATTGTCGAACCCATCAAGACCGTGTTTGTTGCGGCCTGGGGAAGGGTCACGAAGTAATGGCAACAAGACAATCCTTTGATGCGCCTAGCACCACCCAAGCGGTGGACAAGGATGGTTTCCTGATCCTGCCCTATGTGCAGTGGATTGCCCGCATGACCAGCATAGGGCAAGCCGCGCAGCAGTCGGGGACTACGGCGAACCGGCCAACATCAGTTTTGTGGATCGGCCGACAGTATTACGACACGACGCTAGGTTACCCGGTGTTTGTGCATTCGGTTGGGCCTCCCGTGGTTTGGCATAACGCCGCAGGGGCGCCGGTATGACTCCGGAACTGGCCGCGGAAATGATGGGCATGAGGAATTTCCCGGAAGGCTGGAGTTTTGAAGAGATTCGCCGAAATGGACAGTTGGCCGGATGGGTTTCCATCAAGGGCGCGGAGGTGCATTGCTTTCGCGTTGACGACTTCGCCGGCAAATGGCTTACCCGGCAAGACGTCGCTCGAATTCTCGGCCCGGTCATGAAGAAATACGGCCACGTATTGACAAAGGTCCGCAGGCAGAACCTGTGCGGTCATGAATTTGTAAAACGACTCGGATTTGTCCCGGCAACTGATGACGGGGCACATATCCATTACAGGGCTGAAAGGCTAAAACATGCGCGACTTTGATCCCACTGCGGCGGAGTTCATCTCCTCCGGCTATACAAAAAGAAGTCGCCCAGGCGGCTTTTTTTACGACCCTGTGTCAATCTTCACCGCCGCCGCCCCCAGTCTGATCGGCGCGATTACCTCGGACGGGGCGGGCGATGTTCAACAGGCCGGCGCCAATCAGGCCTCCGGGCTCCAGCAGCAACAGTACCAGCAAACCCGTGCGGATCTTTCCCCGTATCGCGATACCGGAGCGCTGGCAAACAATCGCCTTGCGCAACTCCTTGGCCTTGGCTCCAGCATGCAGGGCGCCTACACGCCCAAAACCGCCGCACAGCTTCGCAGTGAGTTGATCGGGCAATACACCCGCAGCGGCGGCCCTTCTGGCGGCGCGAATTCACCGTTTACCGTACCCGGCACGGATGACTACGCCGCCCTCATGGCCCAAGTTGCCGGCCAGCAATCGACGCAGGGCGCATCGGACAACGGGAACTCCTACGCGACCCCGGGCTATGGTGGCGGCTCGTATGTTGATGAGACTGGTTTGCAGGCTGCGATCAATGCAGCGCTTGCTGGTCAGGGTCCGGCCTCTGCCGGCACGCCGGTTGATGATTTTGGGATGTTGCTTAAGAAGTACACGGGTGAAGACCTGGTCAATGATCCGGGCTATCAGTTCCGGCAATCCGAAGGGCAGAAAGGCGTAGAGCGCTCTGCCGCTGGGCGTGGTGGCCTGTTCTCTGGGCAGGCCGGCAAAGAGCTGCAGCGGTTTAGTCAGGGGCTTGCCTCCACAGAATTTGGCAATGCCTTCAACCGCGACCAAACCTATAAGGGTCAGGTGTACGGGATGCTGTCTGGCACCTCGGGTGCAGGGCAGAACGCGGCCAACATGACGGGTACGGCTGGCGCCAATGCGGCCGGCCAGTCGGGGAACTACATCACGCAGGGAGCGAACGCACAAGCCGCGGGCATGGTAGGCGGCGCAAACGCAGCCACCAGCGGGTTCAACAATTATCAGAATTACAACCTGCTGAACAGCGTTTTTAACAAGACGCAAAACTCCGGCGCTAAGTCTACTTATGGTAGCTCTGAGCCGTATCCAGGCTATTACGAATCTATCGGATTGGGCTGATCATGGCTATTGATGCATCCATTCCTCTGCAGGTCCAGGCTCCGGCCAATCCTCTTGCCCAATACACGCAGCTTGCCCAATTGCAAGCCATGCAGACACAGGGCAAGCTCGCCGACGTTCAATTGCAGGGCCAGCAACGTGCACAAGAGCGACAGAACAAGCTTTCTCAGCTCCTGTCGGGCGATTACGCCACACCAGACGCCCGAGAGCAGGCATTGCTTAAGGGTGGGTTTGCTGACGAGTCGCTAAAACTCGGCAAGGATCGGCGCGAGAACACGAAGATCCAGACCGACACCGAGGCCACGCAGTTCAAGACGGCGCATGAAAAGATCATTGCACTGCAAAACGTCATCGGCGCCGCCCGTGACCCGGCCTCATACATGCAGGCCCTGCAGGCGGCCCAATCGATGGGTTTGGATGTATCGAAGGCCCCCCAGCAGTTCGACCCGGCATATGTCCAAAACGCTGGCCTGCAGGCTCAAACGGCCAAGGAGCGGCTAGAGGCAGAGGCGCGCAAGCGTGGTCTGGACATTCAGGCACTTTCACAGCAAGAGGCCGGGCGCCACAACCGCGCCAGCGAGGGCCTGACCGCTCGTGGGCAAAACATGACGGATGCCCGCGCCCGCGAAACCACCGCAGCCACTCTCACCAAGCCCTTTGAAATCACCGGGGAAGACGGCAAGCCCGTGCTGGTGCAACAGGACAAGCAAGGCAACATCAAGCCGGTGCAGGGCTACACGCCGAAGCAGGGCGCAAGTAAACCCCTCACTGACAGTCAGTCAAAAGCCCTCTTGTTCGGCTCGCGCATGCAGGAGTCGGGCGCGATTCTTGATGAGTTGGCCGACCAGGGCCGCACCACATCCGTGCCAGGCTCGCGGGCTCCGGTGGTCGGCGCAGCAATCACCGCACTGAGTGGCGAGAAAAACCAGAAGCTGGAACAGGCTAAGCGCGACTTCATTAACGCCACGCTGCGCCGTGAGTCTGGTGCTGTCATTGCTGATAGTGAATTTGACAATGCTGAAAAGCAATATTTCCCGCAGATTGGCGACTCCGAGGCTGTGAAGGCCCAGAAAAAACGCAATCGAGAAGTGGCTACCCGCGGCATTCTCTCCGAAGTCCCGGACAGTGAAAACCGCGTGGCGAAGGTGCGGGCCACGCCAAAAACGACGACCCCCAACATTGATGCCTTGCTGGACAAGTACAAATAATGGCAACCCTCGAACAACTCAGCGCCGCCCTGGTGAAGGCTGACGCGGCCGGTAACGCTGACGACGCTCGCGCCCTTGCGGCCGAGATTCGCAAGATGAAGGGTGCGGCAGAGCCCGCCGCAGAAACCAGCCTTACGCAAGATGTAAAGCAGGGTGTCGGCAATGCGGTAGCTGGGGCTGTACGCGGCGCTGGATCTATCGGCGCAACACTGCTTGCCCCGCTGGACATGGCGAAGGATGCGATTGCCGGCAAAGGCCTGTCTCTTGAATCTAATCGCCAGCGCCGGACCGATATGGATGCAGGATTGCAGACCATGGGTGCACAGCCTGACTCATGGATGTACAAGGGCGGCAAGCTGGCGGGCGAAATAGCCGGCACGGCCGGCGCTGGCGGGCTGGCGGCGCAGGGGATAACCAGAGTCGCGCCAGGAGCAACAGCTTTGGCAAATGCCGTAGCCAGCGGCGGATTCAGCACCGGAGCTGGTCAAGGCGTGGTCCAGAATGCTCTAACGCGGGCTCTTGGCGGCGCAATCAACGGCGGAATAACCGCGGGACTTGTAAACCCGGAAGACGCGAAGACCGGCGCCATTGTTGGCGGCCTGTTGCCGGGAGCGGTACAAGTGGCGGGCAGCGCTGGTAACTATATTTCCCAAAAGATCGAAAACGGCGCAAAACGACTGATGCAGAGCGCGATCAAGCCGACTATCGCGCAGCTCAAAAGCGGAGAAGCAGCCACTGCAGTTGATACGCTTTTGGAGCGGGGGATTAACCCAACAGAAGGCGGCGTCAACAAGCTGCGCGCCCTGATTGACGATGTGGACAGCCAGATAGGAACGGCAATCACCGGCTCCAATGCTGTCGTTGACAAACAAAACGTGTTGAGCCGTCTTACCGGAACGCGTCAATCCTTTGGTAACCAGGTGAGCCCAACGGCCGACCTCAAGGCAATCCAGGGTGTTGCTGACGACTTCCTGGCCCATCCGGGCATTACCGGGAACAACATTCCAGTGCAGGCCGCGCAGGACCTCAAGCGCGGAACTTACAAAGTGCTGGAAAAGAAATTCGGGCAGATGGGAAGCGCGGAAACCGAGGCTCAAAAAGCCCTTGCACGAG